GTTACATCTTCCCAACGATAGGGATTAGGACCTTCGATAGACTCGTCGCGAACGCGAGTCTTAAACACAACGGAAGGAACAACCTTAGGAAGGTTCTTCTCAATATCAAAGTCGATAGACTCACATACGGTTTCGTTCATTATATACTCCAAGAAAAATGGCGCGCCCGGTAGGACTCGAACCTACTGCCTCAAGATTAGAAGTCTCGCGCTCTGTCCAGATGAGCTACGGACGCATTAAAAGTTATGTACGGCTATTTAGCCTGTGTAGAAGATTGACCACTTGACGATGCTCTGTGTTGCCTAAACTATACGCCTGTGTATAAGCTATAAGCGCTTTCTTGATAATCTCAATGTCAGTAGGAGCAAAGATACCACCTTTGGATTGCTTAGGAGTACCCGTTGCCTTACCAGCATCTGTCATCTCATCTTCGATTTTAGCCGGAAGATCATCCATATTCATATTATTCTCCAGAAATCATTAACCAGGTATTGGCTGTGTCCATCCAATCTATGACCTCTACATCGAGGGTTTCCCCGTTTCGATACGAATTGATGAGTTCGCAATACTTCTGTTCTACTGCAGTAAGACCGTCAGCCATTGTGGGAAGGTTATATACGCATACATTCATTTTGAAATCCTCCATACTATATAACTCATAATACTAGAAATATTTAGAAAGTCAACAGTATTTATGCTATTTTTGCCACATTCACCACATAATATCTGGCGTTGGCGTAGCTGAGGTTCAGCTCTTTTTGTATGGTAGTAATAATAGTAGGGCGATCCATTTTCTCTTTATCCAGCTTAGAGATTAATGCCAGCGCCTGCTCTTTAATAGCCCCTTTTGCTAAGGGCTTTTCTACAACCTGAGGTTGATCGTTAGCAGCTATCTTCTTTTGCTGTCTTTTATTGAGAATGAATGGTGCAAGAACTTCTTTAGCTTTGTCGAGCTTACCAAGATCGATAAGGTTGTCTACACGAGCTATGAGTTTGTCTACACGTGTGACAGGAACAGCTATCGTGAAGGTCTTCGATCCGATAACTTGATTAAAGGTTGTGGAGCGCATGTTATCATCCTTGTTCATATACCTCCTTATCCCCTATTATTTTAATAAAGTCAACACCTATAATAATTTAATTTGTTCGGCGGCAACGCGTGCTACGGTTAGAGAATCTGCTAGCACCACACCCATGCGACGATTAGTTCGGGCAACGCGTTTACCAAAGATCCGGACATCAACACCCGGCATGGCAAGTGCCTGTTCTATTCCTGTGAATTCGGGATGGTTACTTACTTTATTAGAGAGGATAACTGCCGAGGCACCGCCCTTACTACCTATCTGATTGATAGGCAATCCAAGAATAGCACGCAGATGCAGATCAAACTCTGAGAGCTCTTGACTCTTAAGAGTTACCATACCTGTATCATGTGGGCGTGGTGAAAGCTCCGAGAAGTATACCTCATCACCCTTAACAAAGAATTCAACACCAAACAGTCCAGCGCCACCAAGATCGTCGGTGATAGTTTTTGCCATAAACTGAGCTTTCTCAAGGACACGTGGCAGTACTGCCGCTGGCTGCCATGAGTACTGATAGTCACCATTTTCCTGTACGTGTCCGATAGGATCACAGAAAAGTGTAGGACCATCCTTCTGCTTGATAGTCAATAGAGTGATTTCAAAGTCAAAGTCGATAAACTCTTCAATGATAACACGTTCACGATCGCCACGCATATTTTCACATGCATAGTGCCAAGCCGTTTTAAGTTGCAACAGAATATCAACATCAGATTCTGAATCAACTATTGACTGGCCTTTACCAGACGAGGACATAACTGGCTTGATAACAACCTTATTAGCCAGAATCCAATCATAAGCCTCAATAAGCGCTTCTTCTGAATCTGCATAGGTGAAGCTAGCAACCTTCATACCAAGTTCTGCTGCTCTGTCACGAATAGCATCGCGGTTCATAGTCAAGTTGACAGCTCTGGCAGAAGGAACGACCTGAATGCCTTCCTTTTCTACACCATAGAGAACCTCTGTAGCAATAGCTTCGATCTCAGGAACGATAATGTCCGGTTCATAATTCGTGATTACTCTACTAAGAGCCTCGGGATCTAGCATATTAAAAACAAGTGACTCATCTGCTACTTGCATAGCAGGCGCACAGAAGTATGAATCACAAGCCACAACATAGTGACCCATACGTTTGGCAGAAATCACAAACTCTTTACCAAGCTCTCCCGAGCCCAGAAGCATAATTACTTTCATAACAAACCTCTCAGATTATTTCTTTTTACCGATATTGTACTTTTGAACCAGAGTCCACTCATCCTTCTCTCTGTGAGGAAGGATCTTAATTTGATTTAATGGTGTTCTAGGAGAGTCTGCTTGCTTTACATCGACAACGCGTAGCAATCCCCAGTCTTGAAGTAGCATGGCAATTGTATTGCGGCGGCCTTTGTCTTCCTGAGTAAAGTTGGAAGGCTTACCGTCTAGCGCAAACATTTCTTTGAAATGGACGATGTAAAATCTACCTTGCTTGTGTAGAATGTGGCACGATTGATAAAGAGTCTTGTCTTTACGTGACGCTACACCAATACGGGTAAGAGTCTCTCTTACCTTTAGGAAATCGTCTTCTTCCCCTAATTTTATTTCTAGTAACGTATTAACTATGTCGTTCATTTCTTCCACCTGTATTCAATCTTTTCTTTATTATGTTTATTTGATCAGGGGAAAGCAATGATAGGGCTTGCTCGGCTTTCGTATTGTTATAGCCGAAGTACTGTTTAACCACTTCTAAATCATCACTATCCTGTCTCTTCGCCCATTTTGAAAACCGTTTCTTAGGACGAATACTATTTATTAGATAGTGAAATTGTAGTTTGTTGTCGAGATGGTGGTTCATATTCATCTCGTTGGCATATAAAATAGTGTCTGGAAAGTACGAAAGAGATCTGTTTACCACGAATGGAACGTAGCTCTTCTCTGCTAACTCATCATTTTCTGTGTCGGTGAGGAGATCTTTCTTAGTAAAGTTGATCGCATTAACGAAGTCATATACGTTCATCGCTCGTGTCTCTTCCTCGTTTGAGTAATACCTCTGCAGACTTATCGAAGAAATCTGCACACTCGTCACATACTAGAACCTCGGCGATGCCCTCTTGAACCTGCAACCGAATGATGGCAGGCTCTTCGGGCAATTGGTTTTCTGAGCATATGTGGCAGAGGTTAAGATACTTAGACTTCTTCTTTATCAGTTGGTTAATCCATTTGCTCATAGATACTCCAGTTCGATCATCATTTCCGTTAGGCACGCTGTCAGATTGATTTCATGATCTGCCACGAAGGCTGATTGATACTGATACTTAGCCAGGATAAGTGTCAACGTAGGGATAGAGTTCTTCGACAGATATTGGCTAGCCGTATCGTACAGTGTACGGAAGATAGCCGTAGCATCGGTATCGATATTCTCTGCCACCCACTTACGAGTGTTGGTAAAGTCTTTATCTTTGAGGAAGCGAACGAGGTCCTTATAAGACGTCTCAGTAATGTTGGCAAGGAGACCAGAGTCAATTTTACCAGTCGCACTATAGCGCTGGAGCTCGTTGATAACACGGCGCCAGTCAGGGTAGTGCTTCTTGATCAACTCGGCCAGTACGGCCTTATCATACTCAACAGTCTCTGCATCCAGGATAGTGCAGAGACGCTTCATCATCTGCGTAGCAAGGACGGGCAGATCGGTCTTCTTGATCTTAAACTCAACAACAGAACAACGAGACTGAAGAGGCTCGATGATACGATTCTTGAAGTTACAGGTCAAGATGAAGCCGCAGTTCTTCGAAAACTCTTCCATGAAGTTACGAAGGGCTGGCTGTGTGGAGTTGGGGTTGAGGTAGTCAGCCTCGTCGAGGATGACATATTTACGGCCACCCATCAACGAGACAGACGAGGCAAACTGCATAATGTCGTTACGCAGTGTATCAATGTTGCCGTTCAACGATCCGTTAATAACGATATAGTCACAACCCAGCTCCTCGAGCATAGCACGAGCAACGGTGGTCTTACCACAACCAGCCGAGCCAGACAAGAGGAGGTTTGGGATGTTGCCCTGATTAACAAACTCTTGAAAGGTCTGCTTT